GTGAAGTTTATGAATGAAGTATATCTAAACAAATATGGCAGGCTGTTTGTTAACGGTAATGAGATCAAAGATGTTTTATCAGTTGCTAGCAAAACAGATTATGCAGGTACAAAAATTGTAATTGAAATTGATGGAAATTTTAAAAGTGATTACAAAAATGAAAAAGAGTACAACCATTTTATGGATGCGGCATAAGGAGTTTAAAACATGAGGCAAAAATATCGAAACGATATAAACATTGAGCGTGAAATGATTTTACATAAGATTTATTTAACAAAAACAGATGTCAGAAACTTCATGCATTGGGGCAATGATAAAGCAAATAGATTGTTTGAGGCCTGTAGGCAAAAATGCATTGATGAAGGAAAAACGAATCTAGAAGGTAAGATATATTACAAGCATCTGCTACAGTTGACTGGCATCAGTGAATCTGACATTCATCGTATGGCAAATCAAGAACGCAAAATAAAAGACACTCAGTCGGCGACCAAACTAACGAGTGTCTAACGTCGAACCCTTATAAAAGGATACATTCAAATTATAAGGGAATCAAGGTAAAAAAGCAAGGAGGGAAAGAAATGCAAAAACCAATCGAAACATCAGAGATGGCCATACCTAAGATCAGCAAGACAGCTATCATCGTGCTGCTATCCTTCTTTTGTGTAGGCCTCATCGTAGTGAACTTCAACTGGCAATTAGAAAATGAGCGTTTGCAAGAGTTCGCAGATCATAAGATGCAGGAAGCAGCAGATGCAAAAATGGATATGGAAAATATGCAAGGTGCTTTTGATCAGAAGTTGAGAGAAGTAGCAATTTTGGAAAATCGAATTCATGAGCTTGAAAATAGGAGCAAGTGAGCATATGGACGATATAACTAGTATCTTATTTAGATTAGGCATCACACCAAATCTGAAAGGATTCGACAGCATCAAGCAAGGCATAAGTTTAATAATTGCTGATAAGAGCAAGTATCATCAGATAACGAAATCCTTATATCCGGATATCGCAAAGATAACAGGATCGACACCAGGACGTGTGGAACGGAGCATACGCTATGCAATCTCTGTGGCTATAAGGGCAGATTATGAAGATGAGATGCAGAAGATCATTGGCATTACACCTTATAAGTGTCGGATAACGAATTCAGAATTTATGTTTACGGTAGCACAAGTTATAGAGGAGGGACGAAGAAATGTCTGTAAAAATTAATCGATTTGAATTAGAAAATGTAAAACGTATTAAAGCAGTTAAGGTTGAACCATCACCAAAAGGTTTGACCGTAATTGGAGGTAAAAATAATCAAGGGAAGACATCTGTTATTGATAGCTTAGCTTGGGCACTTGGTGGAGAACGTTATAAGCCATCATCTGCTGCTCGTGATGGCAGTGTAACGCCGCCTAATATGAGAGTGGTCATGAGCAATGGTTTGGTTGTTGAACGAAAAGGAAAGAATAGCAGCCTTAAGGTCATTGACCCTAAGGGGAATAAAGGCGGTCAACAGCTCTTGAATGGTTTTATTGAAGAACTGGCTTTGAATCTTCCTAAATTCATGCAGGCTACATCAAAAGAAAAGGCAAGTATTCTGCTTCAGATCATTGGAGTAGGTGATCAGCTTCAAAATTTAGAACGCCAAGAGAAAGAAACATACAATGAGCGATTGATGGTAGGACGTGATGCTGATCGTAAGAAAAAATATGCAGATGAAATGATCTATTATGCAGATGCACCAAAAGATTTAATTTCTGCATCTGAATTGATTCAGCAACAACAGGCTATATTAGCTCGCAATGGTGAAAATGCTCGTAAACGTGAAAAGGTGGATCAGTATGCATGGGAGTTAGATCAGAGCAATCGAACAGTAGCAGCTTTGGAAAAGCAGTTAGAGGATGCTAAAGCAAAGCAAGCGGAAGCTGCTAATAATTTGGCAATTGCAAGAAAGGATGCTATGGATCTTCAAGATGAATCTACTGAAGAACTTGAACAAAATATCTCAGATGTAGAACAGGTCAATATCAAGGTACGTGCTAATCTTGACAAAGAGAAAGCAGAAGAGGACGCAAAGCGTCTTCAAGACGAATATGAGAAGCTTACCGGTACGATCGAAAAGATAAGAGAACAAAAAATAACTTTACTGAATAATGCTCATTTACCTTTACCTGAATTATCAGTACAAGATGGTGAGATTACATATAAAGGACAAAAGTGGGATAACATGTCAGGTTCTGAACAATTAAAGGTTGCTACAGCTATCGTACGTGAATTGAACCCAGAATGCGGTTTTGTTTTTATCGATAAGCTGGAGCAGATGGATATCGAAACAATGGAAGAATTTGGTAAATGGCTGGAAAATGAAGGGCTGCAAGCAATTGCTACAAGAGTAAGTACCGGGGATGAATGCAGTATCATTATCGAAGATGGTTATGTGAAAGAAGATCATATAACACAACAAGGTTTTCATGATGATTCTATGCCGGCTTGGAAAGGGGGATGGAAATGAGATATCAGATAACAGATGGAATCGTACATGGGGCAATTAAAGCTGTCGTGTATGGTCCGGAAGGTATTGGAAAATCAACATTCGCCAGTAAATTCCCAAATCCATTATTTATAGATACCGAAGGATCCACAAAAAAGTTGAACGTTAAAAGACTTCCTAAGCCGACAAGCTGGCAAATGTTAAAGGATGAAATTACAGATGTTATCAACGAAAGACCATGTAAAACACTTGTCATAGATACAGCTGATTGGGCAGAACGTCTTTGTGTCGAATCAGTATGCAGATCTCATGGCAAGAAGGGTATTGAAGATTTCGGCTATGGAAATGGATATACATATGTTGCGGAAGAGTGGGGACGTTTTCTGAATCAATTACAGGATGTGATCGATATCGCAAATATTAATGTTGTATTGACCGCACATGCGATTATCCGTAAATTTGAACAACCTAATGAAATGGGCGCATATGATCGCTATGAATTGAAGCTTGGCAAGAAGACAACTGCACAAACGGCACCACTCACTAAGGAATGGGCAGACATGGTCTTGTTTGCCAATTACAAGACATTTTCTGTTGCTGCAGATGATAAAGGAAAGAAACACAAAGCTCAGGGTGGACAGCGTGTCATGTACACATCACATCACCCTTGCTGGGATGCAAAAAACAGAGATGGTCTTGCAGAGGAATTGCCGTTTGATTATGAACAGATACGAAATGTAATTGAAGGCAATTTATCGGTAAATCAAAATACACCTATATCGCTATCGCCTTCAATAAGTCAAGCAGTACCAGATATTGTACCAGAGCACTCTCCTATGCTTGATATAAAAGATAATGTGCAAAGTGGTCCACAGATCTACCACGTTGAGCAACCTACTGAAAAACTTGAAGAAGATGATTATGCAGGTTTGCCTAAAACTTTGGTTGATCTGATGAAACACAATGGGGTTACACCGCCAATGATACAGAAGGTCGCTACATCAAGAGGATTTTTTACAGCAGATATGAAGGTCCGTGAGTATGATACAGAGTTTCTTGAATATTTGACAACTGCAGAAGGCTGGGAAAAGCTCATGAACGAAATTCAATTACCATTTTAAAGGAGGACATATGAATGGAACAATATAATAGCTATCAACAAGAAAGAGAATTAAGTTGGGATGATGAAATCGTAAAAGATGCGGAGGAGTATATTCTCCTCCCTGATGGAGATTATGATTTTGTAGTGGAGTCAGTAGAACGCGCTCGTTTCAATGGCAGCGACAAGTCACCGGCTTGCAACATGGCCAAGGTGAAAGTATGTATTGCCATACCGCAAGGAGAAACACACTTGACAACAAATTTAATGCTTCACTCAAAGTATGAATGGAAATTATCATCTTTCTTTGCAAGTATCGGTCTAAAAAAGGAAGGTCAACCATTAAAGATGAATTGGAATATTGCTGGATACCGGGGAAAATGTTCTGTAAGTCATCGTGAATATAACGGTACCACCTATAATGATATTAAAAAATTCTATCCGGCAGAAGCATCTTCAGCGCCTCAGTATCAGGAACAAAATCAAGCACAAACACCCCATCAGAACAATTTTTATAAAGGATGGTAGGTAAGCGGAGATGGAATTAAGACCATATCAACAGGAAGCAAAAGAATCAATTTTCAAAGAATGGGATAAGGGGGCGCAGA